ATAATGAGATGGCTGGCCTAGATAGGAAAGACCGCGAGTACTATGACCGTCTAACCCCCGAGCAGCGCAAGAAATTTTCTACCTACCTGATGCTACGTTATGGAGCGAGTGTATCTGGTAGCGACGATTTGCAAGCATATTATCTAATGGCAATGAACAAGAGAGCCAACCGTAACTTTTTCCACACCAACCTGAGCAAGCATCCGAAATTACAGTGGTTATTGTGTACAACCGCCTCCCCGGGTATGGGCACGTTTAAGCACTACTGGCAAGCCTCGCCTACCGCTGCGAAGACTAATTCCAAGGCCGCGAAATTCCTAGCATCGCTGTACCCTAATATGAAGACAGACGAGATTGCATTACTAGCGGAGATTAATACGCTAGCCGACCTTAAAGAGCTGGCCAAATCGTTGGGGACTGAGGATAAAGATATCAAAAAATTGCTTGACTAATGCGTTTTAATACGCTATTATTATATTACCACTGTCATTAAATATTAGCATATTATGACAGAGGTAACGCAGGATGAGTGATGTGGCAGACCAGATAGAAAAGGCCGAAGAGGCACACCATACAGGACATAAGAAGGTAGCATTGCTGATTGCAATATTAGCAGCGTTACTTGCATTCTTAGATCATGGAGAGAAAGAAGCGCATACAGAAGCGTTTCAAGCAGCGTTAGAAGCAAATGACCAGTGGAGTTATTTCCAATCTAAATCAATTAAGTATCATCAGATTGAAGGCGATGCTACGTTATTATTATCATTGGGGGTGGGCACACCCGGGCAAAAAGCAGCATTGTCGAATTGGCTAACACAAGCAGAACAGATTGATTCTGAGAAGAAAGAAATACAACTGGCTGCTAAGGAACAGATGGTCAAGCGAGACGAAGCATTACACGCATTGCATTATTATGAGATAGCTGTGGCAGCAGTGCAAATAGCAATGGTAATGGCAACAGCGTCCGTTATAACTGAGGTTACATTGCTTGCATATGGTAGTATGGTTATTGGAAGTCTTGCGTTTGCATTAGGTACATTTGTTAAATTTTTCTTATAGGAGACTACTGTGGCAAGGTACGAAGATTTTTATTGCTCAACCTGCAAAGAAACCAAACGGATCATCACCTGCGGAGAATACCGGTCAGAGTGTCCGGAGTGCGAGACCAAACGATATAACGAGAGCAAGGAAGGCCATATGGCTGCTTTGCGGAAATTATCAATCGAAGAGCGCATTGCTAAAATCGAAGATTGGGTGTATGAGTTTTACAATAACCAAGAGAGGAGATATTAAATGTGTGATAAAGGTGTAAGGGTTCCATGGCCTCGGGGGCAGAAATGTGTAAATTAACATGGACACAGATTATAGCTATTATTCTTAGCATTTCAGTCGGATTTGCTATTGGAGTAGCATTTTCATAATGGACGCCGAGACGTTGCACTTAATCTGTAAAGCATTAGCTGGTCATGCGTCGATCTTAGAATACCGTAAAGCAGTATTGTTAGCCAGAGATTATCTCAAATCGCAACAGAAATAAATCTAGGCGGTCTTAGTATTAATAAGTACGATGCAGTATGGCGTTTACTTAATGATCACTTTGACTCTAATACATTTGCTATTGTTAACAAAAGAAATATGGGGACTATAGTTACGTTTAATAATGATGCCGATGCAACTTGGTTTGGATTATTATGGAAGAAGCAATAGTTAATCGTATTGTTGACATATGGAAGAAAAACACCATTGTGACTCAACCAGAACACGTATGTAAATATTGTAATAAAGGTTTCCGCCGCGAGAATTCGTTAGCGGTGCATCTTTGTGAACCTAAGCGTCGAGTGCAACAGCAACATGAAAAAGGTGTGCAGTTAGGACTAAACGCATATCTACGCTTCTATGAAACCACTCAAGGATCTGCCAAAAGTAAGACATACAGTGACTTTGTGGAGAGTCCATATTACAATGCGTTTGTTAAATTTGGTAGACATTGCCATAGTATAAAGTGTATTAGCTTTAACGGGTTTACTGATTGGCTACTGAAAAATAACAAAAAGTTAGATAATTGGTGTTCTGATCAACTATATACAGAATGGTTATTGCCGTATATTAAGCGTGAAGCGGTGCAAGATGCGTTGGAACGTAGTTTACTATCTATGCAAGAATATGTAGACGAGAATAAAGATCTTAAGAATGGATTGCAAGATTACTTCCGATATGGAAATGTAAATAAGGTATGTTATCATATTTCTACTGGTAAGATTAGCCCATGGACTGTATTTAATTGTGCAAGCGGTCTTGCATTCTTAGAGAAGCTAAACGAAGACCAAATTAATCTAATCATTGCATATATTGATCCAGACTTTTGGCAACGTAGGTTTAAAGATTACATCGGTGACACTGAGTGGATTAAGAGCATTTTGGAAGGTGCTGGGCTATGAGTTCGGCACGAGTAAATGGTAGACTAGCCGATGTTATTTCTTGGTGCGAGAAACATATTTCTCCAATAACGCATATGCACTTTATGTCTACATATGGTAGTGGGTGGGGCATTACCCGTCGAGTTTACACTGGCGACTTTGCTGAGTTTGAGGTAGAGGTACAAGACGAACAGTTAATGACACTGCTATTATTACAATTCGGAGTTGCACGATGACAACTATCTTCTCGTCTGATATTGATATTGATATTGCTGACCGTGACGAATTGCTAAAGGTAATTAAGCATGTGCCGGCCGGAATTATTCGCGACGGTAAGTTAATTAAACATAACTCTGGCATTTATGCTACTAATATTCCAACAGATCCATACATTGGGTGTAGTACCATTGATTACAAAGAAGCAGAGGATCGTGGATATGTTAAGGTCGACTTACTTAATGTTGGAGTGTACAAATTAATACGTGACGAAGCACATTTAGTTGAAATGATGAAAGAACCAAATTGGGAGAAACTGTACGACGCAGACTTTTGCTCGCAGCTTATCCACGTTAGTAATCATTATAGTACGTTATTAAAGATGTCTGAGCCAGTAAATTCGATTCCGAGATTAGCAATGTTTTTGGCTCTAATTAGACCAGGAAAAAGACATTTAATAGGAAAACCTTGGAAAACTATTGCAAAAACTATTTGGGAAAAACCTGAGGACGGCGAATACTTCTTTAAAAAGTCACACTCAATTAGCTATGCACAATTAGTAGTAGTGCATATGAATCTATTAGAATCTATGGGATCTTCTTCACAAGCACTATCGATCGCCGCTTAGACTTATCCTTGCCTAATTCTTTAAGACTCACTGCTGGTCCATGTTGAACCAGTACATCTTTACTGTTAAACGTTTTGAGTGTTGGTTTAAACATAGTCCATTCTTGTCGTAGATACAAGTGAATAGGGACAGTTCTTGACGATTCCCACCACCATTGATCGCCGTATGATAAGAATAATGTTTTCTGTTCTTTAGTCTTTAACAGTGCAAAGTCGTATATAGTAGTAATAAGTTCGTCATGGTTCTGTATAATACCTATGTATTCATGTCCACCATACGAAATTAATGATAAAAATGGATAATTGTCTAATAACGCTTTATAGATATCGTCCATCTATACTGCACCACAAAAGTTATATCGATAAGTCATTAAGTACTTAATCTCACATAAATATACAATAAAGGGTCTCAACACAGTGTCTGCTACCATTTCTTCTTATATTTATAATGCAATTGTATATGCACAAATTTCTGATGAAGATCCAACTTTAAAGACGAGGAATAGAGTAATGTACACCAATCCAGTTGTAGTTTATCAAGGGGTTGACAACCTAGTAACAGTTCTTATACGCAATTCGGATCAAAAACCTGCTAATGTAGATGGTATGCAGCTTACATTGTCAATTACCGGAGACCCCGGTAATGTTGCAATTCAAAATTACCCAGTCACTATCTCTAATGCTACCTCATCTATAGGGACAGTAGTATTAGATCAAGCCAATGTAGCAAACCTTACACAAGAGTGGTATTATTACACTATAAGCTATACTAGCCCAATTTATGCAAACCTTACCTTACCGGCATTTGTTGATGCAAACTTTGGTGCAGCAGGTAAGATGCAAATTCGTTCAAATCTATACGGTTAACTGACTTGAATATTTTAATATGTGGCGATAGCTTTGCTGCGGACCATACTGTTTTATCTACAAATTCGGTGGGTTGGCCAAACTTATTAGCCAACGACTATACTGTTACTAATAAGGCTCGGCCTGGTATAAGTGAGTATAAGATACTTCAACAAATCTCTACTACTGATTTGTCAAAGTTTGATTTAATATTAGTAGCGCATACTAGCCCTAATAGGGTACATGTTAACACTAATCCAGTTCATCAAAGCAGCGCCTTTCGAAATCAAACTGACTTAATTTATACAGATGTGTGTTATCATTTAGATAATGATCCTAATAACCAAGT